TTTTTTTTTTTTTTTTTTTATTTTTTTTTATTTCTTTTTTTTTTTTTTTTTTACATCTTCTAAATTCTTTTCATTTTCTTTTTTTATTTTTTTTATTTTTTTTTCATTTTCTTTTTTTATTTCTTCCAAATTCTTTTCATATTTTTTTTTTATTTCCTGTTCTATATCGAATTGTTTTTTGTATTTACATACTAATAAATGACCTTTCAAATTTGGCATCGAACAAGATTTTTTACAGTAATAACAATTAGTTAATTTATTTTCCACAACTGTATTTTTTATTTTTTGCTGTTCATTCAAGCATTTTTTATTTGTTTTTTGATGAGTGAATAAACTATATTTTGTTTTCAGTGTACTTTTACAAAATTGACATTCCATTATTTTATTATATACAGAAGCAATCTTTAAAATATTTTTATAAAAAAAATATAATTTTTATAAATTTTGTATAATTTTTATATTTTTTTTATAAAAAAAGTGTGATTTTTATAAAAAAAATATAAAAAAAAAATATTGAACAGCCTTGAAAACACATTAGAATGGTAAAAAACATAGACAACGTGTGAAATAAGTATAAATTTTATATTTTACATGAACATGTGTTACAGTCTATTTTATCTATCATTAATATATCAAGGTGTGTATAGTTTATTTATTTTACTTTTCATTTTTTCAAAAAAAAATTGTGTGTGTGTAGACGATTTTTAAAAAATTTTATTTTGAACCCAAAATCTCAAAAAATCTAAAAGAAAAAAAGAAAAAGAAAAAAAAATGTTTCGATTAACCTATAAATAATACTATGAAATGATTATAAATTTTTCTATATAAATATGTGACAAAAAATGAAAGAAAATCCAGAAAGAAAATTAAAAAAACGATGTAAAAATGATACATATGACATCAAAAACGAATCGATTTTTATCCGAACAATCCAAACGATGATTTTTTTCAAGAAAACGATTTAGAAGTTACGTTTTCAATTTAAAATATTTTTTTTACTTCATAAGGTATAAAATATTCTTAATTTGAAATATTTATATATTTTCTATATAAATATATGACAAAAAATGAAAGAAAATCCAGAAAGAAAATTAAAAAAACGATGTAAAAATGATACATATGACATCAAAAACGAATCGATTTTTATCCGAACAATCCAAACGATGATTTTTTATAAGAAAACGATTTAGAAGTTATATTTACAGTATTATTTATAATTTAACTAAATATAAGTATAAAATAATGGTGATTTTTATGACATATTCTCGGGAAGTTCTCCACCATTTTGTTCCTTGATGGATAAATACACATTATAATTATGTAAATCATCTCTTGCATTTCTGACTTGTATTGCTTTCATTACTGATTTAAATCCAATATCTAATCTTTTTCCAGATATTAAACAAATAATTGATAACAAATTATATCTAACATAATCAAAAAACCCATGATTGACTAAAGTGGATTCATCAGTTGGTTTCACTAAATCAAATATTTGTTTTATATAAGGAACAACTTTTTCACAGCATTTATTATCAATACAAACTTTCATATAGTAAATAAATCCATCGACTGGGGGCGGATTACATTTTATAGCCATGTCTAAATATTTTAAAATAACATCAAGTGGTTTTTTAGTCATCATCGCACAGTATCCAGCCCTTACTAAAGTGAATTTCTCATCAACAGCAGCATGTTCACCATCATTAGTTTCTAGTGACAATACATTATATTTAAATCCATTTTCAAAATCATCAACACTCATATAGGATTGTGCTAGGAAATAATAGTTTCTTTTAGTTTTAGGTGCTTTCAAAAGATTTTCTATATCTTTTACATATCTTTGTTCAGTTGAACCGCCATGTTTTATTCTATCTTGGTATAATATAAAAACATCAAATAAATTAATATACTGACCTACATTTAAAAATGCTTCGTGCACTGGACTTTTAATATCATATCTACAATTTTGTTTATTTCGAATAAATCTTAAATCATTGTGATCATTTGTTTCTATACTACCCTTATTATTTTCATACCAACTTTGTTTAACTAATCCATAATTTATATCTTTTGGAATAGAACTTATTACTTTTAAAAAATTCTTTTTAGATTTTTGAGATTTAAATTCATCACCAGCATCCATGAGGATCAGAAATTTTACACTCACTGTTTCGGCAAATTCAATTGCATCATTACGACTTTCAGGAAAAGATTTAAATTCACCCACTTTTAAATGGAGTTCTTGGTCATTAGCTTTACAAGTTTTCCTTATAACTTCAATTGTATTATCAGTACTTCCAGTATCAAAAATAATTATATGCTTGATATATTCTTTTACAGAATTTAGACTAACTTCAATACTCTTCTCTTCATTTTTTACCATCATCAAAACTCCTACTAAATTATTATCAGGTTTCATTGTTTTTTATAAATAAAATTTCAACTTTTTTAAATTGACACTTTTTTTTATCAAAAAAAAATGATTTTTTTTCTTTTATTTTTATATAATTTCAAGTGTCTTTATAGTGTAATGAACTACGTTGAACAAGAATACAATGACAACGGCTATGACAGTGACAGTGACTACTTGGATTTTAAATACGGGGAAGATGGGTCATATATCAATTCATTACACGACAAATGTAAGGAAATTTGTGATATTTTCCAAATACCTTACGAATATAGTAAAATTGTATATTCAACTTTGTTTACCGACGATAATTTAGTTCGGAATTATAAAAAGATAAGTAACCCTAAGTACGTACTAAAAACTTCATTACTAGTTGTTATATTTAAAACTCAACTGGGAATGATTGAAGAAGAAAGAAGCGCCAAACTAAAAAAAATTCGTTTTTTAATTTTGGTTGAATTTATGAATTTGAAAAAGTTTAGAGAACTTATAACATCTAACAATCAAACTAACGATGTTATAAGTTGTAAAATAAAAGAAATACTAAAGGAACAGCAGGACGATCAGGAATTTGTTACTTATATAAAAAATAATTTAACTTTTAATATATAGTTTTATTTTTTCAACATATTCAAAAGTTGATCTTCCATATTATAGTTCATCAATAATCTAGTTATTAGCATAAAAACTATACCATGTAAAAATATTCCCCACCATGTAGGTTTTTCAAATTCGTCGACTGTTTCAATATTAAAATAAGTTTTAAAAATATTGTTCGTTAGATTAAACATTTGCGGGCTTGAAATTATTATAAAAAATACAGCACTAATAAAAGAGATCGCCCATTTTTTATCATTGGAAACTAATTCTTTGGACATTTTTTATTTTAGTAAATTTATTTTTTTTATATTATTTTTTTTATAATATTTCAAAAAAGTAGATAATGAAAAATTTATTTAAAAAAAATAAAAAAAATAAATAATAAAATATGAACTATTCTTTTAACTATAGACCCGAAACTATTCCTCCTTTGAACAAAATTTATACTTATAATTCAGCTGATCTATTTCAGGCAAAAACATATAATAATTTCTCTCAAATAGTGGGTGGAAATGTAATTTATAATATAAATGAAAGACCTATAGAGGAAGTATTTAGCGCACCTGTTTTTACAAATAAAAGTCAAATTATCGCAGAGAGATATATTGACCCAATGGGTTCTTTCAAACCAGAATATAAACGCGTTCAATATCAAAATAACAATGCTGGTCAATTGACATGGATTCAAGATAGTTGTGAATGGAGAGAAGATTTAATTTCAAGACAACAAAGAAAAACAAATCAATCTGCTTACGATAATAAATGGAAAATATACTAGATATAAGAAGAAAATATGTATATTATATAATTTAAAAAAAAAATATTATTATTCATTATAAAATAAACATGCCATCTTCAAATGATAATAATTCTAAAAGAGAAGAAATTTGCAAAAGAATTTCAGATTTGATATCATCTATACTATTCTTAGTTTTTATAATCTATTTGTCTAAATTGATGTTCTTTAGTCCTATGAGTATTTTCTATATCATGATTTTAATGTATTCCATAGGTATTGGTTATTATTTAACTTTTGGAATTATGAATGCAATTGACGAAGAAAAACACTTAGTAATAGAAGGAAAGACGACTGATATAATAAAAGAAGAATCAACTTCAACATTATTAGTTGAAGAAGAAGAAGAAACGACAACTGATAAAAAATATAAAACTTTATTAAAGAAGTTTAAGGATATTAAAAAAGATTTTATAGAAACAAAGAATGATATTAAAAATATCAAGGAATTGTTGAGTAAAAAAGAAGAAGAAACCAAAGAAAATTTTACACTTGGAGACGAAAACGATGATGAAGAAGAAGACAATGACGACGAAAACGATGATGAAGAAGACAATGACGACGAAAACTGTTCCGTAATATCAAAACAAGGTAGTTCAGAAGATTTTCAAACAAATGTTTTGGATGAAATTATAGAAAAAAGTATTTTGGATTTAAACGATGATAATTTTGAATTGATAAATAAAATGGATTAGAATATTTTTTTTCCACGATTGACTTACTTACTAAAAAAAAATTGATTTTTTTAGTAATTTTAAAATATATTTTCATTTCAGTTATAAATATATGAATATTTACAAAGCTCTCGACGAATACATCAAATATCACGAATTCGAGGATATAATTCCATATAGTGAAATTCTAAATAATAATTGCAAATGGAAATCACTAGAGCCAAGCCCGATTGCAAATCTAATAAAATCTAGGTTTGGTTCATTTTACAGCGGAAAACTAACTGTATATGAACTTAACAATATGAAAAAACAAACAGAAGAACGCGAAAAGTCTCTAAATGACAATCACGATGAATTCGCAAATTACGAATCATCGAACTTGGTAAAATAATCATAGAACAAAATAAGTTGTGTGGAGAAGAATGTTATAAAAAATTACAAAAACACTGGATTAAATGGTGAGTATAAATGCACAAAAAATTTCATTTCGTTACATTGTAGATTCAAGGAAAATGGTAGATGTAAACATTACTACGATATAGAAAGAGCTAGGGATGAACTTGAAGAAATCGAATATAAAGAACATGAAGATAAACTAAGCTTTAGCTTTAAAAGAGGGTGGATTAAAAGAATATTACTTGAACTCCGATTTAGAATACGATTATGATTGGTAGAAATAAATAATTTTTATTTTTACTTATTATAAAATAAAAATGAACTATGAAAAAAATTTTATAGTTTTAATTTCATTAGTAGTAATCTTGTTCTTTGTAATAATAAAAAAATGTAAAAAGAAACATAAATTATGTCATAAATTATCTATCAGAGAAGATTTTATTGATTTCGAAAATAATTTCGAAATAAAAGAAAGTAAAATTCAAGGCGTTGGTATTATATCTAAAATAAAAATTCCCACAAATACTGTGTTGTTTAAATGTGTGGAAAATAGAGTTATTACAGCGATCGGAACAAAAGTAAATCATTGTCAAATTGAAAAAAGTAATACTATACTTATAGAACATAAAAATGATTGGTATTTGAAAAGTATAAAAGATATTGAAATTGGTGATGAAATAACGTGTGATTATAATACAACTCCAAGAAGTCTAATTGCTAGATCGAATCCAAATTGGAAATGTTAGTAATTTTATAAGCACAAATATTGTTTATAAAATTATTGTATTGATTTCAATTATACAGAAGGTACTACTGGACCAATTTCACCTTGTGGACCTTGAGGACCAGCTTCACCTTGTGGACCTTGAGCACCAGCAGGACCAGTTTCACCTTGTGGACCTTGAGGACCAATTTCACCTTGTGGACCTTGAGGACCAGCTTCACCTTGAGGACCTTGAGCACCAGCAGGACCAGCTTCACCTTGTGGACCTTGAGGACCAGCAGGACCAACTTCACCTTGTGGACCTTGAGGACCAGCAGGACCAACTTCACCT